TGCAAAGATAATCTTCGCCGGTATCAGCCGTATCAGTGTAATTCCGGATCTCTTTAAACTCTGGTAACTCTCCACTATAGGTTTTAAAGCTGGTATACAGTTTTCCTTTAAGGTCAATCGGATCCTGTTGATAGTTTGCAGATGCAATGTCTGCACCCATCTCTGAAACCACATCTTGGTACTCTTCCTTTGACATGATTTCATCACACAACATAGAGCCATCATCTTGAACCGCTTTGTATGTAATCAAATGGCATTTATCTGACTTCCGATCCAGCATCTTTCCTACCAGATCATCAGAGGCCCACCGGGTCATAATGAGTATCTGCTTTCTTGGACGCTCCATACGCTGCACCAGAGTATTGTTATACCATTCCCAGTGTTTATCTTTTACCAACTCATTTGCGGCTTCTTCATTATTTTTGATAATATCGTCAACAATAATAAAATTAGCACCGATACCTGTAGATGTCCCTCCTGGTGAAGTCGCCAGATAGTTCTTTTCTTCTGAACCATCCAAGCTCCAGAATCCTTTTGCGGCATCCCCTTGTTTGATAAACGTGTCAGGGAATATATCATGAAAGTATTCCTGCTTCACGTTTTCATTTTCCACCAGAATGCCATCCCTTGTCTGCTGTGCAAACAGTCCAGACAAAATTTGATTGTAAGAACCAGTGATAATCTTTGTTCTTGGATTCTGACCGAATACCCACAATACAAAAAGCCTCGCCGTAAAAGTCTTCCCGTGACGGGGAGGCATGTTGATAATTAAAATCTGTTTATTTATCCTGTCTTCATAGAACGCCTGCAGCGTCTGACATAAATCCTTTAGGTAAGGACGATTCTCTTTATAAAATTCTGGGTAGAGTAGGCAACAAAAAGACCAGAAATCCTTTCTGGCCTTCTTAACCGCAAGTGCACGCTGAATGACTAAATACTCAATCAGTGCTTCCTTTTTAGGAGCTGTTGATTTTTTCATATTTTTTTGCAAGCTCCATCAGCTCCTCCTCGCTCATCTCGTCATAAACCTTGCGTACATCTATGGCTCCACAGTGCTCAACATCCTGTTTATCTCTCCATATATCTGGCTTACGGTTCTTTAACCAGAATATCTGAGCTGTTGTGTCTGGCGGAATATATACTTCTTCGTCAGCATATTCTATATGCTCTTTTTCACTTTTCCGTTTCCCGTTCTCATATATAACCTCTTTGACCTTAATGGCTTTCTTCACCGTCTTATTAAATCCGGTGGCTTTTTTGAATAAAGCATTTTCCACCTCAACATCAATTACTTCTTTTCCCCTTTTTAAGGCGTCGGAAATGTCGGGATACTTTTTCTTCCAAGTGTATAACGTATCCCTGTTAATCCCGATATTTTTTGCTACTTGCTCATCAGTCAATCCGTCTCTCGCCCAGGCTTCTAGCAACAGCAAGCCATCAGGCGTTAACCAATATTCATATTTTCCTTTTGCCATCAGTCTCACCTCACCTTCCAATCTGGCTGTTTTTTACATTAAAAAGAGACGGGGTTGGCCGTCTCTTAGCATTATATCATTCTTTCATTGTAAAGCATTAAACAATTGTCTCAAAGTCATCAGCTTTAAATTATGCTTGCTTATAATAACTAGATATAAAATAATTATCTTGAATAAATTTCTCAATATTGCCTTTGAGTTTATCAAAATTCTCATATTCAAATAAATCATCACAAAGACTTTTTACAAAGGCAGGTTCATCTATTCCTACTTTATCAAGATTTATTAACAAAAAATCAAATAACTTTTTACCAGTACAATCATCTTTTTCATTTGCACAAAATTCTTTTAAAATAGACTCCAGAGATTGTAAAACAAAATATTTGTTACCAATTATTTTGATAAAGTTCCTATCTTTCTCTACTATCAATTTTTGATATAGATATTTTTCTACGCTTTTTATTGGCAAAAACAACTTTTTTAAATACTGGTAACGCTCATTTTTCTTAACTTGCTCTTTCACATCTCCATCAATAACTGAAAAAAGAAACTTATCTCTGCCAAAAGCGTTTTGCTTCATAGCTCTTTCTTGAAATGCCAAAGTGTTATTCCAGGCACCAATTGGCAATACATTTATAAGCAAATTATTATCTATACGGAATTTCTCAACCAATCTTCTCACAATTATTTCTGTCATTTTATCTTCTACCAAAATGGTACTATCATAACCATCGTGATCGTACAAGCTTCTTATCGCATAGCTTGGGTAACAAGGTGTAATTAACTTCAAATGACCCTCATTATTTTCTATGTAAAATATATTATCCGGTTTGATTTTTCTTATTAATTCACCAGAATGTGTGGAAAATAATACCGTTAGATTTTTTGTTTTAATCATGCTTTCAAGATAATCAACCAATCTCATTATAGAACTTGGGTGGAGAGCCAATTCCACTTCATCGATGAAAACAAATAACTTATCATCTATAGTATTCTTTTTTTTCTTCATTTTTTTAGGCTGTAATGCATATGAGTTTATAAAATTAAGCAAAGAAATCAGCATACATTCTCCCGAACTCATCTTGAATTTACTAATGTATTGTCCGTCTCCTAACTTTAAAAAATAGGGCATATTATTAAGATCGTACATTTTTGCCACATCCATTGTCTTCAACTTATACAATTCAGTATAATGGCCTTCTTCATCATGTAAAATCATACTGAGAGCTTGTTTGAGGTCCTCTGATGCGTTAACAAATTCGTTTGTAAAACCGGGTTCTTCCTGAATTAATTTGTCAACTTTTCTCATATCATCAAACCTTGTACCGGAGAAAATACTTCCTTCATAAATTCCATTAAATATAATGCGAGTCCGCCGTTCAGGTTTCATAGATTTAGCTAAGTCATCATAAGTCCATATATCTTTGACCCCTTTACATGTTAATTCTATTGCAGAAGACTTATCAACCTCTGTATTACCAAGTTTAAATACTGTTTGCGAATAAACCGTGGACGCAATAGCTGACATTACCGTGCTTTTGCCTACTGCATTTTCCCCTACCAATGCATAAATTCCTCTCTCAAAGCAAAAATCATGTTCAAATTCTTTAATATTTTTTACATCTTTAATACGAAGGTCTATATTTAATTTCTCCATATCTTTTCCCCCTTTGTTTTGCTTTATTATATACCATAATCTACCAAAAGAAAACACCCATCGACCAAATTTCGACAGGCGTTTTCAAAAAGGAGAAAATCAGGAATCAATCAGCTGCCAAGCTGTTACACCTGGCAGCTGCAGGGGGATTATCAAATTTATACAATTTTGGATATTACAATTATATATCGGCCATGTGGACTTTACAAGGACACGATTTTGACACGGTTTGTCAAGTCCTCTAATCCAGCATAATTG